AGTCTCGCACCCCTAAACTGTACAGTTTCGATCCCCAAAACTGTACAGTTTTGCACCCATAAACTTAACAGTTTTAATAGACACTTCAGAAAAGTGTCTTAATGCTTTTTTACCTTTCTTGTTTTGTCAATAATTTTTTAGCTTCGCATGTTTTGAGTTTTTTAATATTGGTAATTAAGGGAGCATGCCTCTCGTCTTATCAAGCTTGTAATTATGAGCATGTCTTGTTCAGAGTTTAATTTTTAATTAGCAATAATCAATTACATATGTTCTTGACATATTTTAATATTTTCGTTATATTACCATAAATATACCGTGATTAACGGTTATCCTTTTCCTAGCTTTAGCTTTTACAAGCATACTACTTTTTTTTAATCGCCTTTCACCTTACCCTCAATTTATGAGGGTAAGTGTTACAGAACAGGAATGAAAAAAATAAGCAGGATGTAGCGGGGGCTTGAGGCTAGGTTTTTTTATTTGTGGTGTTTATCTATATATTTTGTAATTATGTTTGTTATGATAACTGTTGCAAAATGCACCTCATTTAGAATTCGCATAAAATGCGAATTCTAAAGAAAGAACTATTTATTTCTTACTAAAATTATCAATAATATGAGTTAAAAGTTCTGAGGTATCTGTTGCATTTTTTGAAGATATCACAGACTTGCCTGTTTGTTTTTCAATTGATTCTTTGGCTGTTTTAGCTATGTTACCTCCTTTTTTTGCCACTTCCTTATTTTCTTCTAATCCAAGCGGATTTTTTGCTTCTGCAATATCTTTTGTTGCTACCTCTGCAAGCATATTTAAAATCAATTCAGTACTTGTCATATTATCTCTTAAATTTTCTTTTTTTAGTCCCTTAAAATTCTTGTATTCTTTAATTGATTTTCCTGCCCACGCTTTAGTTATCTCATTTGTAAGAATTGCAAATTCCTTATTATCTTTTATACCATGATCTTGCCAACAATCAGTTAATTCTTTTCTAACTTGAATAGCTTGTAAACGTTGATTAATCCATTCTCTAGTATAGCCCTTTGTTAAATAAGTTTGCAAAGCTCTATCAATTGTTAATTCAGGGTCAATAATTTCTTCTATTCTATCTTTCCCAACCCTTGCTAGCCATTGCTTAAACGGCTCGGCTTTAGGAGAAGGAATTGATTGAATAATACGAAACAATTGTTGAATATTTGCAATATCTGTTAACCTCATTTTACCATCTGCTGCTCTTAATTTGAAAGCGTTACAATTTGTAACGCTTTCATTTCCTTCTTCTTTTAAGCGTTTTTTTAAGACTCTCCAATAAGTCTGAGGGTTTTCACTTTTTGTTAAAGCTCTTACAACATCAATAACGCTAAAATACCATTCATCTTCCTCTTCAATCCAAATACTACGAATTGGATTATCTTCAAAAGTTTTTACCGTTCCCATTAAAAACTCCTACAATTAATATTATAATAAATTAATGTAATTTGCCTTAATTCTTGAAAATAATTGAGGCTAGGTTTTTTTATTTATGGTGTTTTTCTATATATTTTGTAATTATGTTTGTTATGATAACTGTTGCAAAGTAAGAAAGCACTATTTTACTATCTTCTTCAACCGTTTTTAATATACTGCTTAGTTTTGTAGGAAACAATGAAGCTGTATATCTTGCAAGCAAAAATATAATAGTTATCACAAAAGCAATACGTAATAAATTAAACGGGTGTGAAAATATATTAACTTTATAGCCATATTCGGCTAATTTGTTTCTGTATCTTTTGCCTTGAATAATAAAAGAAGCGTCCAAATCTTCGTCATCTTTAATTTTTGATTTTGTTTCTTTTTCTATTAGTTTTAAGTTTTTATCTATATCAGTCATTATTTTCTTGCCTAGAAAAATACTCTTTCATATCTTTTTTATTTATTATTCCATTCATAATACCATTATTACGTTCGAGGGCTTTTTCCCAAGGACTTCCAGGTCTATGCGACCAATTTGATAATTGACCAGCAGTATAAACTCCCATTCTTTCTATTACAGGTATTACAATTTCATCTACTTTTATACCTTCCAAAAAAGCGAGTACATTTTGAGGAACATCTATATTTGAATTAAAAGGTTTGTTTTTTGAAACCCAAACATGAACTTTGGGATATACAGGGCCATAATTCCAAGCATGAGCCGTTTCATTTATTACGTTTTTATTGGAAGCAAGAAGCAACCCATCACATATATACATAAGCTTATGTAGTTTTGTTTCATTCATTGTAATAGGTTCACTCCTTTTTTCATTGAGTGTTTTGACATATTTTAGTATATACTTAGCAAAGTCTATACTACTTATCATGCCATTCATAGCATTCTCCCTATACCTAATTATCCTTAATTTTTTCTCTACAAGATTGCATAAATCTATCAATTAAGCTTTATTTAGTCAATCTACAACATAGAAGCTAAAACATTAAACGCTTTTTATAGTTTTTTATGACATCATCTAATCTAACAGTCTCCTTAGTACCCTCCACAAAAGCGAATTTGTCTAATTCATATCTCTCTTTTTCTGTTATCTTTTCAGGTGTTTCAAAAGTTGAAATAACGCCCATACATTTATTTAATAAAACACTTCTTACACTATAATCAGTTATATGATTTTCTTCAAAAAGAGCGTCAACTTCTTCTTTTTCTGTACAAAGCAATAATTTTTTTAATATGAGGTCAACTTTGTTATAAGACTCGATTATATTTTCCATAACTTTCTCCATTGATAATAAAGTTCAAAATAAAAAAAAAGATTGTCAATAATTAAAAATGAAAATATAAAAATGAGTCAAGAGGAGCGGAATGTTCGCATGGCTTTAATTCTATCAGGATGACCCAAACTTTCAAACATCTCAGCTATTGCCTCGCTTTTAATTCTAAATTATAGCATCTAAAACATTATGCCAGGAGGATAATAAGGGTTATATGGATGATTTTTTACTGCTTCGTATAAATAATCAGTGCATTTTTCTTTAGGTTTTCTCAATAATTCTTCTTCAGATTTTCTTAATAATTCATCAATCTCTTTTTTACTTAAAAAACCAATATCAAAATCTCTGTTAGGGAGTTTCGATAATTCAGCAATCTCTTGTTCACTAAAAAAACCAATATCAAAATCTCTGTTAGGGAGTTTCGATAATTCAGCAATCTCTTGTTCACTAAAAAGACCAATATCAAAATCTCTGTTAGGGAGTTTCGATAATTCAGCAATCTCTTGTTCACTTATGTTAGTTTCTTTTTTTGTGTAATATATCTCACTTGTATCATGCGAGAAAGTAGAATAAATCCATTTATAAAAAGCTAAATCAATGGACATAATACCAAAGTTATTCGCAAAATTAGGATAATCTTCAGAAAAATTAGAGAATAAACCTGCATAAAAACCGAAGTATTCTGTATTACTACTATTATATAATTTATTTAGTGGAAGGGATTCTAATTCAGAATATAAAAGACTTTGTTTTTTATTACTCATTAAAACACCTCATCTAATCTCATATTAAAATATCCCCACGCATTAGGTAAAAACTCTCTCATGGCTTTTATTCTTTCAGGATGTCCTAAACTTTCAAACATTTCGGCTACTGCCTCGCTTGTTAGTCTATATATAAATACACTAGGCTTATCATAATTCCAGTATTCAATTTTATGTCTAAACCCTGTGTTTATTTTATTAGCCGTCATCGCTCCATATAAATCAGAAATATTAGAATTGATATACTTGTTTACCTTCAGTTCATTTATTATCTGTTGTTTTATTTTTTCAGGAAGTTGAGATATTGAACCCTTATTTATCGACGCATAACCACTCCCCATAATACTATAACCCGTTTTGTTTATGTAATTCAAGACATCTTTAGCAATATAAGCACTTAAATAAGGCATCTTTTTAGTTAATCCACTTATTTCATTAAATCTATTACTATCTAACCAATGACCAGCTTCATGTAAAAATGTTCTCATTCCCAAATTAAATTTCAGTACTTCGTTATCAGCATGTTTTCTATCTCTTGTTAAATTACAATGTATTTTATTAGTAGAAGGGTCATAATGAGAACCTTTTTCACTATAAAACTCCACTTGCATATTGCCTGTATGCTTTGCAAGAATATATAAAGCTCTCCCGTTGACCTTATGCAAGTCATCTAAAAACGCACGTTTATCGCACTTCTGCACTCCATCAATAAACCATTTATGTTCTTTGATTATGTCAATACTTGCTAAACCTAAAGCCCTACCTTTTTCATTGTGAAATAACTTTAATCCTGTTTCTATATATTTTGATTTTATTAGTTCGATATTGTTTTCATGATTTTGTCCTTCAAACCATTCTTCAGGCGGCACGTTGCCTAACTTCATCCCTCCTTCAAGTTGCTTTTGTAGTTTTCTTCTAGTGATAGGGGCTATAGTGCATAAGCACATCACATGAGGGCGGTCGGGAACTTTGTCTATTGGATATATTCCACGTCCTAAGCCGTATACATCTTCATAAGCTATGTCGTTACAATCGCATTCTTCTTCATACATTTTTAGCCTATTGTTTGCTAATAGCCATTGCACTGCTTCTATATATGGGTTTTCAAGATAGTCTTTAATGCTAGTTGTAAAATAGAGTTCAGATAGCTCATTACGAGATGCCCTCATTGCTGCAAAACTCGTGTCAGGAGGAAAGCGACCTTTTAGGCGTTTCATCATATTAGGATATTCTTTAATAGGCTTGCTATTGCCAGTTTTTGCACATTCGTCAAGTAGTTTAGCTAGCTTTTTACAATCCATGTTAATGCCTTCTTTTATGAGGCTTTTTATTCTCTCTCCTTGTCCGTTTGATAAGTCCCAAACCCTGTCAGAAAGTTTAAATTCTTTTTCGTTATAAATCCTTTGCTTCTCCATTCGGTGTTTTGCAAGTTCTTCGCTTTTTTTGCTTATGTCTAGTTGTATCTCATTAATATCAATATTTATGTCTTGAGTTTTTGAAGAAGACCTGCGGGCTTCTCCTGTTGCAACAGGTTTATTATGGGAAGAATTGAAAACAGCTTCGTCAATTTTGAGTCTTCCACTTACAGACAAAGCTATTGATGCCCCTTGCCTTAATGTTTCATATATGATAAAGTTGAGTTTTGCATTCAATCCTTTTTTAGCTTCTTCTATTAGCTTTTCTAGGTTTGCATCTATGCCTTTAAACTCTCCTTTTTGAAAAGCAAGGTATGAAACAATGGGGCTTATAAAACCTTCAAAAGCTGCGTGTATGTCTTTCCGCATTTCTAATTCAAGGAGTCTTCTTTTTTCAAGGGCATCCAAAATATAGGGCTTTATTGGGTCGTTATAGTCGTTTAAGTTTGAGTACATAATTATATTTTTTGAAAATTACTAAAACCGTCATTCATTTGTCTTCCTTCGGCTTCCAGTTGGTTTTTTTCTCTAATATATTCAATTGCTTTTTTATGCTCTGCTTCATACTCTTCAGGTATTGTTATAAATTGCTTTAATGCATTAAATGCTGTTTCAGGCGATATAAGGCTTGCATCTAATGCCTTTAAAATGCTGTCTGTAGCCTTTTGTAAGGCGTTCATTAAGGCGACGTCGTCTTGTGCTTCTAGCTCTTCCCATTCTATAGAAATGCCTTCATCGTCAAAGGTGGGAAGAGTATTTTTTAAGATGGATAAATAAAAAGAAAAAACATCACTAAGCCAGCTATAAAATTGAGAATACTCCCCTCTTTTGTCTTCAATCTTTTTAATCCATACAGGGCTTTGTTCCCGCACGCTTGCATTTGTTGTGTTTAATGCTGTTCCATAAAGGTATTCGGGCATTGTCATTTCCACAATAATCCAGTGAATGAGGTTTAACATTTCCAAAGCACTTTTAATATTATTGTCTTGAGTTACAAACTCAACGTCTTCGTTATCTCCTGTTAAAATTGCAGCCTTAAATTGTGTTACATCAGGTTTTAATTCTCCTTTTTCAATTGCTTCATAGTCTTTCTCTCTTATGCCTAGATTGTTTTGTAAAAATGCTTTTGCACTCCTTAAATGAAGTTTTATTTTTGGGTCTAACACTTGGTTTAAATGTTTTTCCACTAGTTTGAATGTTGCATTATATTTTTTGATAAATGGTAATACATTGGTAATTTCGGGTAAGCCTTCAGAAATAAAAGATATTGGATTATTGCAAAAAGCAAAAACAGGCACAAAATTAACTCCAGTGTTTATGCTCTTTTTTTTCTCTTTATATTGTGGAGGTAAATCACCTATAATATTCAATTGTTCAGTGTATGGAGTGAGTGTTATTCTTATGCGGGCTTTTTTTTCAATTAGCTCTTCTTCTTCATTTATGTTATCGTCAATACTTTCTTTTTGTGTTGCAGAAAATAAGTCAGCATTATTCTTTTTTTCTTTCCATTTTTCAACGCTTTCAAAAACCACTTTGTCATAAATCCCGCTTGTTCTTTTTATGCTTTCAGTTTTAACAAATGTTTCTCTAGGCATTATTTTTATGACAGGTTGCAAAACGCCTTTAACATCTTTTTCTAATCTAATCCAAACATAAACTAAGCCATCAATCATGGCTTGTCTATAGATTTTAATTAGTGTTGAGTGATTTTTTTCTATAAAGCGGTTTGCTTCTACATTAAAAGATTGCTCGCCTCCTATAAGGCGAGGCACTCCGATAAAACTAGACAAAGTGTCAATGTAGGCTTTTGTTGCATAATTACCCAGTGCATAGTCATAAAACTCGCCTTCTTTTGTAGGAATGGATGCGTATAAGCTCCTTGAAAGGATGTAGTCAATTTCCCCCGATTTTGTTTCAAGTTTTTTAGCTTCGGTTTTCTCAATAAAAATGTTTGCAGAAGTATTTTGTTTTTTGAAAAGTGAAAATATTCCCATAACTAAAATTATTATATATGTTTTTTTGTTTTTTTGTAAACACCTACTTGAATATTATTTTTAAATTCTATATACTCACTTACATCCAAACATCATAATTGGCAATAAAGGAACTCACCTACACTAGACTTTTTTTATTGCCACTCCTTTTAATAAGAATGCTTGTTATCTATCCCCTTCTAGCTTCTTCTAATAATTCAGCTATTAAGTCTTTTAAGTTTATTCCTTCTCCTGCGTTGATATAAATGTCATTAACTGTAAGCGTTGCCATTTCAACTGTTATTTTTGCTTGATGAATTTCTTTTAAGTCTATCATTGCACTTTTGAAAGTCTCTCCCATGCTAGCAAAGTTTTTTCTAAATTCTTCAGCAAAAAAATCTCTGTCGGCTCCGCTTAATTGTTGAATGATAGTGCCTGCGTGTTGGCTTTTTACGTCTACACCTCCTTCAAGTGCTTTAGTTATTTTTGAAAGCGGGGCGAGCTTTCCTTCTAGCTCGTCAAAGTAGTCTTGTAAAATATCCACACTGCTATTAATTTCTTCTTGAGTTATTTTTCCATCTTTCATTATATCTTTTATAATGCTATCAATTTTTGTTTTAAGCCCTGCATTTGCAACCGCCGAACTTATTATAGCTTTTTTCATTTCGTTAGCAAATGCTTTTTTGAAACTTGCCCAGTCAGCATTATAGGCGGCTTCCCCTAGACTACTACTTAATGCTTCTTTGATAGACTCTTTAAGCCCTCTCCATGCTTTTCTATGCTCTTCTAGTTCAGTTGGAACAAGCCCCAAATCACCTAAAAACTTTGTGAAGTATTTATCGTAATTGTTAAATGACTTTTCCATTTTTTCATTAATTTCTTTTATGATTTTTTCTTTTTCACTCTCTCCTGCTTCTTCTAATTTTTTTAATAGGGGAGCAAGCTCTGAAAAGATTATAGACTGTTGCAATTTGGCAAGCATAGCGTCCCGTATTTTTTCTCTCATAGCGTCTTTTAATGAGTCAAAGTCTTTTCGTTTTATGGCATCAACAAAAGCCTCTTCTATTCCTTGCATGTAGTTTTTTAGATTGTTAATTTCTTCATAGTTAACACCTTTCGTTTTAAAGTGTTCTTTTGTGCCTTCTTCTATTGCTTTTTTTAATTTATTGGCTGTTTGCTCATCTCCTTTTTCAACAGCTTTTTGCCATTCAACAATTAGCTCGTTTATGCTCATTTGAGCCTTTCCCCATTCTTTTACCCAATGTTCTCCATACCACCATAAATCATTGCCGAGTTTATCTTTATACTGATACCATTCTTTTTTCTTAACATCAACTTCTACGTCTTTTAACATTGAGGTTTTAGCTTCTCCTAATGTTTTTACTGCATCACTTAAAGCGTTGTTTTTAACTTTGTTTGCCATTTCACTTAATATTGTGTTAAAGTCGTTAGCTCCTTTTTTTGCTAGGGCGAGTTGATTTGCATAAAAGCTAGCTGTATCTCCTGCAAGCGTGCGGGCTTTTTCTTGCCTTTTTTTATCGTCTTCTTCCATTGCTTTGTTATATGCTTCTTCATTTTCTTTTTTCACATTCTCAGCATAATGAATGATTTTGCTAATTAAATTAATTCCCAATTGCACTGCCCCTAATACCGCTTTTGTCATTGGGTCTGGGATCATCTCAGCTAACTGCCCACCAATTTGACTAACTAGATTAAGACCGTCAGAAAGTGAAAGGGTTCCTTTTTCTATAGCTCCTAATATTATGTCTGTTACATTATTGCCAACACTTAAAATTGTTTTTGAAAGCTCCGCCCCTACAGTGATTGTGCTTTTTAATGCCACACTGTTAATCTTTTTGATTTTTTCATTCGCTGTTTTTTCGTCTATGTTGCCAGCACTCTGAGCATCGCTTATTGCTTTTATAGTGTTTTCTTTTGCTTCTCTAATTGCCTTAAATTTCGCTTTAAAGCTATTTGTGTCTTTTGAGTCTAGCTCTGCAATTTTTGAATCTATGTCATTTAACAAAGAAAAATCTACGCCTAGCTCTGCACTTAAAGACTTAGCATTTTCTTGCAAAGCCTCTATAGTTTTTTGGTAGAATTCGATAGTTGCAAGTGTTTGCTCGGAATCCTCACCTCTCTCTTTTAATTCTGCAAGCTCGGTTTTTAATGCCATTATTTGGGCTACTGTAAAATCAAACTCTTCTTTTTTCTTTCTATATTCTTCATCCACTTCATCCATAAAAGTCTTAAACTCTTTAACTTCTTTTTTTTCAGTTCCATCTTCTTTTTTTTCTTTAACATCTTTTTCTTCTTTTCTCAATTTTCTTATTTCATCTATGCGAGTATAAATTGCTTTAATGCCTGCATCGTCAGAAGTAAAAACCTCGCCTCCTTCAATGTCTTCAGGCTTCATGTCGAGTAAATCCGATAGGTCTTTCATTAATAGCTTTTCTTCTTCTTGCAAAAGATCTATTTGTAATCTTTTATCTTTTTGGTCTTTTTGCAATTTTGCAAAAGTAGCTAATCTTCGGTTTCTATATGTTTCAAATATTTCATTTTTTGTTTTTTTAGGCTCTTCTGTTTTTTCAGGTTTTTCAGGTTGTTTTAATGCTTCATTTATAGTTTTTTCTTTTGCTAAAAACTCTTTTAATTCACCTTCTGCTTTCTGCACTTCTAGTTGTATTTTTAATGCTTCCTCTTCGTCTTTTAATATTTTTTTGTTTAACTCTAGCCAGTTGTTAACATATTTTTCATATTCAGAATAGCGTTCCTCAGGTGTAGTCTCAACTTCTTGTTGCATAGTCCAATCATATTTTTCATCACCAAATTTTTCTTTTAATATTTTATCAACTTCTTCTTTACCTTTAAGTTTTGCTTCTGCAACTCTTATAGCCAAATCTTGAGCTTCTTTTATGGAATTGCCATAAAGACTTCTTTGCTTTTTTGTTTCTTCAATTTTATTTGACATAAGACTTTCTACGGTTTTTACATTTGCTAGTCTTTGTTTTGCTATTGCTAAAGATTGAGCATTTAAGTCGGCTTCTAATTTTAATTGGTCTTTGCTAGCTGTTTTAATCTTTTCAATATTTTCAATATAAGCCTCTCCTGTCTCTCCTATTTTGGTTACGACACCGGGAACTAGCTCCGTTAATTTTTGTAAAGTTTGATTGTATGCTTGTTGTTCTTCTTTCGTTTTGTTTGTCTTTTCTTTCAGTGTTTCGTATTGAGTTAAAAGCCCTTGAATGTTACGACCTTTCTCTCCTGCCTCATTCGCTTTTTTATACATTTCTTTTAAGTCTTCAACGCCACGAGTTGCATCTCTTATTAGCTCTTCTTGGTTCTTTTTTTGTTGTTGATGAATTGAATAAGCGAAGGCGGCTAAAGCTGTTACAACTGCACCAGCTATGAAAATTGGATTATGCAACATTGAAACATTAAGTAAATCAATAGCTCCTTTAATTTTTGTAATGAGGGCAGGCATTGTTAAAAATGGAACAATTGCCGTTGAGGCGGTTAGCATTGTTGTGATAAATGTTTGCATGCCAATAGGTAAGCCGTTAACTGATTGTAAAACTTTTGTAAAGCCTTGTGCTATTGTATTTAATGCTGGTTCTAAAATGCTCCCCGTTGTAATTTGCACGGCTTCCATTGCACTCATCAATTCGGCTTTTGTGTTTGCAAAAGAAGCGTTTTGTATTTCTTGCATTTCTTGAGCTGCACCCTCAGAGCTTTTTAATAAGCCTTCCATTGTGGAAATTGCCTGTCCTCCTTCTTCGATTAGCTTTGCCATAGCTCCGCCTGCTGCATCTCCAAAGATTGCTATACTTTCTGTAACACCGATGTTTTTTTCTTTGAGGGTATTTATTATATCTGCAAAATTTCTAGTTTGTGGATTAACATCTTCGTAAGAAATACCTAGCTCTTGCAATTTTGTTTTTAAGTCATTAGTTCCACTAGCTAATTTTTGAAATGCTTGCTTTAAGTATGTTCCAGCTTGCTCGCCTCCATAGCCCGTATTATATAACTTCATCAATGCGGCGGTTGTAGTTTCTAGGCTAATACCTAAGCCTGAGGCAACAGGGCCTACATACTTCATTGAATAAGATAACTTTGTCATGCTAGCTTGACTTTTCGATATTGCTTTTGAATAAACGTCGGCTATATGGCTTGCCTTGCCTGCTTCTAAGTTGAATTGTGAAAGCGTAGAAGCTATTGTTTCGGATGTGTAGGCTAAGTCCGAACCTGTAGCTCCTGCTAATTGTAAAACACCTTGCAAGCTATTAACGGCTTCGCTTGCCGACTGCCCTGCACTACCTAAAGCGTATAAGGCTTGGCTTGCTTGACTTGCACTGAAGCGAGTTGTCTCTCCCATCTTTTTCGCTGTCTCTTCTAGCATTTTCATGTCAGCACTAGAAGCCCCCATAACAGAAAAAGTATTCTGCATTGACTGTTGAAATTGTGTGAAAGTGTCAACAGAAGAAGAAGCAAACGCTTTCATAGGTTGCATAAAAAGATTTTCAATTTGAGCTCCTAACATTTCCTTTTGAGGGTTAAGCTTTTCTTTTATTTGCTTATTTAATTCATCTATAATTTTAAGAATAGCACCTTTGTTTTTCTCAATTTCTTCTAAGCGGATTTTCATTGCGTCCGTCATTTTACCGCCTGCTTCTTTTAGGATTTTCTCTCCCTCGTCTCTAAGATTACCCAGCTCTTTTATTGCTTTTCTTTTGCTAGCTTCGAGACTAGTTGTATCCATACTCAATTCTGCATAAATGTTACCAATGCTATAATCACTCATTTTAATTTCTCTCCTTAAATTTTTTTAGTAAGCTAAAAATACCAGCTTATCATACTCAAGTTAGTATAACAAAAAAGTATATTGTTTTTTTTATTTTGGAATTATTTTTTTAAGGTATTAAACTTAGAAAATGTTGCACTTATTTAAGAGGGGTAGCCTCGACGCTACGCTGGCATTCCCCCTAACCCCCAGCATTTAAAGCCCCAGCCGTGCGGGTAAGCCCCTTCACCCGCTTTTTTTTAATATTTAATTACTTTGACAAAACAAAAAAAAATGTAATAATAGCTATTATGTTAAAAGCAATTATTGAAGAATTGGCAAAAATAAAACCCTGCTATAGCTTAGATAGTTTTAATGCAACCGAAGCAGTTTTAACTCCTTGCTTTTTTGTTGTAGACATTGAAGAAAAACAACAGGTTGGACGTTTTAGTCATCAACCTTTGTTTGTGTATGTTTATGCTCCGAGTGAAGCTTTTGGCATTTTAAGAGAACTCAAAAAAGAAGCTATTAATGTTTTGCATAAACACAAATTTGAAAAAAAAGAAAGTGAAGGCTTTTTTTTTGTTGAGTATGTAAAAGAAGTTTTTATGAAAATGGATAAGACATTAAATAAAAGATGTATTTGTCTTGAATTTCGAATTCCTTCAATCTAAAAATATTGATTTCAAGTTTTATAAAACTTGAAGAATAATGGATTTTGTATATAAAATG